CTTACCTACCACGACACCTACAGTACCAAGTCTGTGAAGGTGTTTCCAAATGGGAGTATTCAAGTTGCCGGGTGCTGTGATATATTTGACTGTAAACGTGTCATCACCCAACTTACCTACATTTTCAAGACCTTTCTGGACATTGAACATCATATCCCAGACGACTCATTTCGTGTCGTGATGATCAACTCCAATTTCAGTTTGAATTACAACGTCAATCTGATGAAAGTATCTGAATGGTTTGAAGAGTATAGTGACATTTTCAAGGTTTCATTCGAACCTGATCGCTATTCCGCTGTTAAAATCAAGTTCAAACCCGCGAATGATATGAAAGAAATCACTTGCAGTATTTTCAGTACTGGTAAAATTATCATTACTGGGGCTGAAACCCTCAAAGAGATTGCATTTGCCTACAATATTATCAATCAACACATCAACGAAAATGAGTCTATCCGGGTGTCCCGGACACAGGAAACGGATGTTTTTGACATTTACCTTGGGTACCGATGCGATCCATTCGTTAAACTTCTCAGAGAAAAAGGTTTCAAATCTTGGGTACAGACGATTACGAATAGGCAAATTAATTTCTAATTTTATAGTAACAATATGTCGCAGCGACTTGGAATGGCGGACGGACGGTGTTTCACTGTTAACTCCTCAGCCCAACTGTTTAACAACTATGTTATGAAGCAGAACAATATCACTTACGAAGACAACTACTCCTACAGGCAACTTCTCCAGAAGTCGGGACCCGAACTCTTTGACAAGATTCGATCGGATACCCAAGGTGTGGGCCCATGCACCAACTGCAACAAGCCCATGGTTGATACATCCAAAATTTACTAAATTACGTGAGCTAAATCACGGAAAAAACTTTATACACACTACTGTAGAATGCCAACATGCTCTATATGTCTGGGGGAAGTCCGATCAACGAGATCGAACCCCCCAATCCGATGCGGACATATATTTCATTCCCACTGTCTACAAGGGTGGAAAAATAAAGGTAAGAATACGTGCCCAGTATGTCGGAAAATTTTCGATGTTAATCAATTTAAGGTTGTTGTGTCAATACAGAACAATCACACAGCAGTATCTAACTCTGTGTCATTGATGGGTGAGTCTGTATTTGACATTCTCGATTTATTCGATATTAACTTCGATGTCCAGAATCAATTGGATTTAGACAGTATTCTTAACGATCTTGGGGTGGGTCTTGCCGACTTTGATCCCTCTATTCTTGACGCAGAATGAACTGCAGTACAACTTGTAATTTAGGGATGTATAATCCCGTGACGCTTTGCGAGGATCCTTTATCAACTTACCCTTGGCGTCCGTCAGTAGGGGTCCTGTCGCCCACCCACGTTTATGACTGAAAACATTAGCCCTAAATACAATACGCTTCCCTAATTCAAATTTACCAGCTTTCTTTATTTTTGAAATAGGAACTTTAAAGAAGTTCGCTACAGAGTTGACAGTGTCACCACTTTTGATTTTATATTCAACAACACCATGTTGTTTATAAAAATGAAAATCCCCATGTCGAATATAATTTGTAGGTCTCCCAGGTGAAACAAACATCATGACCTTGTAGTACCCCTTTTTGCATTTTTCGTTAGCCTTGGCAATGTACACCTTCTTGGGATTATCAGAAACAACCCTCTTAGGTAAATTTTTACACGTGGTGTAGTTGTGTTTTCCATTTGATAAACCAGAACGATCCCCAGGGATGGATTTTTGCCAACGATACGCTTCGTAGTCACCTACAGCGTATGCGTAACAATTATTACTCGTGACACCAGTCTTACTCGACCATCGTCGGTTAGTGTACCGAGGCTCCGAACCACTCAAGGGGAGTCCACTCATCTTACAGTCTGTGTAGAAAAAAATATTAACATGTAATAAATGACGAACCACATCAAGGAAATGGCCATGTCCGAGACTCGCACTGACGCACTCAGGGAATTTTTGTTATTTCTTTTGACACTTCTCATCAGCACCTTCCTCATCCGTGTACTGTGGAACCGCTCCCTCGCGAAGCACATCTCCGTCCTACGACCTATCAGCACACTCGGTGATGCCTTCTTCCTCTCCGTAGCTCTCAGTGCTATCCGTGGCCTTTAAAACTCGGTATATCCGATACTGGTCTCGCCATTAGGATGGATCATATAAGGGAATCCAGCTATATCCTCACACGATTCTTCATTACAGTTGATGAAGAGGTAATGTCTTTTCGTTTTATTTAAGTATTCCAATTGTTTACGAGTCCATTCACAGGTCATTGTCCCGTAAACAGTCCACTTCTTAATAGTATTAACCTTTTCATTGATTACTTTCTTTTTCCCCGTCTGACTGAGAAGATAGAGATCGGCGATGAGAAGGATGATGAAGAGTATCATTTTTATAATATGCATATATTATTTATTATCTAGCAATCCCCGGTCTCTTCTTGGGTACCACCCCAGTTTTCATCACAGCAACTGCACGTGCATACGCTTTAGCCTTATTTACTGGTGTCTTTGGTTGTACAGGGGCAAGAACAACCCGTGTTACTGTTTTCGGTGGGAGTTTTGGTATAGCTCTCGATAATTGAGTCTCCCCAGTGAAAAAAGAAGACCCTAAGACCTTTTCAAAACCCGGTAAATAGAGAGTGTGTGCAGCATTACGATTCCCACGTAATCGGGCATTTTTTAGGTAGGTGGGACTGTTGTTTTTCATATACTCATCGGGAAACAACTTACGAATAAATTGGTACACCCGCCTCTCCTCCATATTGGAGGGTTGTTTTATTTGATGGAATATATCCTTCAAGAAAAAGTGTACATCATACAACTTGTGGGACTTTCTAGAAATTCCTATACTTTTGTAATTGTTCTCATTAATCAAAGGGTTTTTGACACGAGGGAAGAGGGCGAATCCAAAATCAATCATTACTGGTTCGACACCCCCATTAGAAATTGTGTATGATTTGTTATTCAATCTAATTTTAATATCCTTTTTGGGAACTTTCCGCACTAAAACATTTTCACCATGAAGATCGTGATGTCTAAATTTTGGGTGTTTTTTGTGAATCCTATACAAATTGTAAATGGTTTGGACTATCACAGATTTCATCGCATCGAGGGATGGTTTAGTTTTCAACCATTTACGCAGATCTGTACCATCGATGACTTCAGTGTAGACAATCTGTTTATCTGGACACTCTTTATACAAATATGTCTCTGGTACACCAAACCCTTGTAATTTTTTAGCGATTGTATACTCCATTTTAGCTGGGTTCGATTTGAGAGATTTACGCAAATCCGCGAGTGTCACATTGTTACTGAGTTTGGGGGTCTCGATTTCTTTGTAAGCTACGTATCTTTTACCCTCATCATTGATACTCCCACGGTACACTTTTCCATACGACCCTTCACCAAGTTTTTTACCCTTCGACCCCTTCATGAAGGTTTTTGTTTTATTCATCAATGTATACAAGTGATCCTGTGGGTTACAACCTTTCTTACCTCTTAAAAGTTTTTTAAGATTACTCTCGGTAGTAGACATTCTTACTTATTCGTAAGAAGATTTTCTCTTCTTACCAATATGGATTTTTTAAAGTGTATATAATATGTAATTATTGATCATCAACTTCTTCAATTTCATCTTCGACTTCAGTATCTTCAACCTCTTCATCTGGGAGGTTTAGTCCTTGGAACGCGAAGGAGGGAAGCTTGACAGATTGTTCAAAGAGAACCTGTTGGAGTCGGATTGTGACGCCAAACTTATTATCGATAAACCAAATCTGGTTAAGGTCAATGATGGCCATCGCCTTCTGACCCTTTTCGATACTGTCGAGTGTGACCATTTGCTTACTCATATTGTAACACTCTGGAACGAATGAACCATCACTTTTGGTAAGAACCTTGAGCTTCATCGTCGCTGGGTATTGTTCTTTACCTGGTCTAACAATGGGTTTATAAAGTGCTTCCTTGAGAACAGCGACATTGAAATCCTTGCCAAGCCATTCTTTCGAGTTGGCTGCAACGGTGTTTACGATGATATCGTCGAGTTCCTTCAGTTTTTCATGAAGCTCCATAGCTTCGGTGTTGTCTGGGTCAAATGAAAGATCAAGGGAGTAGGAAGTGCGTCCGGTAGCTTCATCGGTGTAAGCGCTCAAACCATATGGTGAACGTAAGAATGGAAGCTGAACATACAGCTTTTTGTTGTCGCCCGCGTTGAGGTATACGGCTTTGCCGCCATTTTTATTTTTACGAAATTTTGAAAATTGTACAGAAGCAGGAGAGAATTCAGAGGATTGTTGGATAGTGAGCGACATTATGGGTTGGTTATATTTATATTAGATGGCTCGACTTTAAGTCACTTTTTTTGTTGACATATATCAAAAGTAAATATGGGTCTATTTAAAGACTGTGGATGTGGGTGTAATGGTAAAAAACAAGAAAATAAATTCTTAATCTCGATCATCTCAGCGCTTACATTTTTTGTAGTCGCCAATCCAATGACTTTCAGGTTAGTCAGGGGAATGTTGGGATCTCGAATTGCGTCACCTAATGGGTGCCCGACCACGTTTGGATTAACAATTCATGCAATCGTTTTCATGTTCATCGTATGGGGTATGATGAACATACAAAGAGATAAGCCTTCGTGTCAGTGTGCGGGTAAATCATCAGACAAGATGAGTAAAGGTAATAAAACTGTTGTGTCTATGGCAGAAGCTCCAGTACCCGAACCTGGTTTCAAAGAACCCAAGATACCCGAAAAGACTGATACGGGAAAGATTCTTGAACCATTCGAAATTGGTGTTGACGGTGGATTATTTTAAATAAAATTGCGTTCTACAAACCATTTAAGTTAATTGGTTGTAAAATGTTCAAAATTCTTCATCGAAAGCAAGATCAGTGGAATCTTCACCCATTTTACCGTAATCACCAACCCGTTTTTCGAAAAAGTTTGTCTTTCCATCGAGACTTATATTTTCCATGAAATCAAATGGGTTTTTAGAATTCCAGATGGGGGGTTGGCCAATCTGTTTGAGGAGGCGGTCGGACACATATTCGATGTATTCAGACATTTTATCAGAGTTCATACCAATAAGGTTACACGGAAGCGCATCAATAATGAAACCCTTCTCAATTTTCACCGCTTCCTTGACAATGGAATGAATAACTTCTGTTGAAGGTTTATTACGAAGTAATTTGAACAACTCAACAGCAAACTCTTGGTGCAGACCTTCATCTCGTGAGATGAGCTCGTTACTGAAACAAAGACCAGGCATAAGCCCTCTCTTCTTCAACCAGAAAATTGCACAAAAACTCCCAGAAAAGAAGATTCCCTCAACACATGCGAATGCGAATAAGCGTTCGGCAAATGATCGAGACTCGGTATCAAACCATTTCATCGCCCATTGAGCCTTGTTTTGTATACATGGAATTGTTTGTATAGCTTCGAAAAGCTGTTTCTTTTCAGTCGTATCTTTGATGTATTTGTCTATAAGTTTTGAATAGGTCTCACCATGAACCATCTCATTGTGGCATTGATAGGCATAGAATGACCGAGCTTCTGATATCTGGACTTCATCAGCAAAGTTGTTATTGATGTTTTCGAATACGATACCATCAGACCCAGCAAAAAAGGCGAGGATGTATTTAATAAATTTTTGTTCGTTATCGTTTAGAGTCTTCCAATCTTCTATGTCCTTGGAGAAATCCACTTCCTCAGCCGTCCAATTAGACATCTGAGCTTTCTTATAGAGCTCCCATAGATGAGGATACTTCAGGGGAAATACAGTAAATCTATTGAGTGTAGGAGAGAGAACGGGTTCATAGTCATTTTCAATGTAATCCTGGAAGTCGAAGTACGTTCCGACATGACGATCGTCGATAAATATTTGAGGATAGGTTGATACGGATTCACCACATATCTCTTTGAGTTTGTCTTTACTAACCATTACCTTCTCATATTCTAAACTTTCAGTCTCACAAAGTGTGACAGCATGGTCACAATACGTACACCCCTCTTTTGAATAAATAAAAACTTTCATCTGTGATATTATCCCTGAATATTTTTTGTCAGAAAACTCTAAGCATGATTGTGCCCTCTGATATAATTGAGAATGATATAGTAAAAGTTTTAGTAAATGAAGACGGTATCGAAGACCAAATGTTAGCAGTCGTTGCCATGAATACAGGTAACACATTAGGTCTTCATTACCTAAACCCTACTGAGTCGATTTACAAATCCGCCTGTGTTTATAAAATCGATACATCTGAATTGTCCCCAGCACCATACGAGAGTGTGATGGAACACCACCCAAGTGGGACGAATTTTGAGGATCTTGAGATGAAACGTGTTAACGTTGATATGTTTGCGTATTATTCAGAAATTGACATAGAAGAAAGTGACAGTGAGGTTCACGACCTGCCGTTAGGAAGTGACACTGATTCGGAGATGGCTGACTTCATTGTACCTGATTCTGAAGTAGAAGGTCAAACCATTTTACCGGCAGACTACGCAACCATTGACAAAGAATGGGAAGAATGGAAACCCTCTTCTGTCGGAGCTCGGGGATTCAAAAACACGATCGATTTAATCGAATCACGTGTCAGACGCCTAAGTCAGTAGACGCGTTATTAAAAAGTAAATAAAAGGTTTACTAGAACAAAACAATGCTGGCAACTATATGGTCTGACATAGACAACCTTTTACAACAAAATACAGAAGAAAAACCAGTTAGTATACATATATGTCGTGAATGCTTTGGGGTTAAACTTTTTTCACCCGAAGGTTTACCAACGTGTTCGGAATGCGGACTTATAGAAGATCGATACGTTGATGACACTGCCGAATGGACTAGTGGAATGAACGATGATGGGAAAGTCAATGATCCATCTAGATGTGGGAATCCCAATTCTAATCCAGAACTTTTCTCTCAAAATTGGGGGAAAGGGACGATCATATCTACACAATATTCATCGACGTATGAAAATAAACGAATGGCAAAAATAAATTTCCACATGTCTATGAATCACCGAGATCGCTCACTCTTTCACGCGTATCGTGATATTGATGAAGCGTGTCACACTTTACCTGAAGTGGTTCTTAAAGATGCAAAAATGATGTACCGAAAGTTTAATGAAGAAAAACTTACACGGGGTGCTGTACGATTAGGTATCAAGGCAAATTGTGTATTATATGCATGCCGTCTTGCGAAACACCCTCGAACAACGAAAGAAATTTCTGATATGTTTGGTATTCAATCGAAAGATGTAAGTCGTACGACTCAGATTTTCAAAGATACCATAATGGGGATGACTGAAAAGAATTATGTGACAAAAGCATTCGACGTAATGAACAGGCTATTGAATTCATTTGAGGTCACACGGGATGAAAGATTAAAATGTAACCAGTTATGTAAATTAACTGACGATTGCGCTAATCTTATGAGCAAGACCCCCAATAGCATAGCTTCTGCGATTATTTATATAGTTCTTGGAACGAAAGTAAAAAAATCTGAATTATGCGAAAAATGTAACATATCTGTTCCTACTCTCAATAAAATCGATAATATAATTAAAAAGCACTTAGAGGCTAAACCTTAGTAATAGAATATGGTGAAGTTATTTTTAGCCACACCGTGTTATGGTGGATTATGTCTAGAGAAATATATGTCTAGTATTATCAAACTTCAACTACTTTTAATAAAAGAAGGTATCCAATTGTTATTAGATACAACTGAAAATGAATCTCTCGTACACCGCGCTCGTAATGTTTCTGTTGGTCGTTTCATGCAAAAAACAGATTGTGAATATTTCATGTTCATCGACGCGGATATTCACTTTGATCCAGAATCTGTTGTGCGTTTAATTAAATCTGGTCACGACCTGTCCGTCGCGTGTTATCCCAAAAAAACCGTTGTATGGGATCAGGCAGCTGATGCTGTAAAAAAAGGTGACACACGTGATCTAGCAATGCTTTCTTCTAGTCTCGTCATTAATTTTGGTGCCCAAAGTAGATCAGTAGTCAATGGATTTATTGAGATTTTAGATGGACCAACTGGATTTATGGTGATTAAACGATCAGTTTTCACAACTTTGGAAGAAAAGTTCCCAGACTTGTGGTGTAAAAATGACCACCAAAATCGGGATTTTGAGAATTATCACGCATGTTTCGATTGTATGATTGACCCCACGAGTCGTCGTTACCTTTCTGAAGACTACGCGTTCTGTCGCAGGTGGCAACAAGCTGATGGAAAAATTTACGCAGATGTGAATACGACACTTGGGCATGTTGGTAATCTCCCATTTACCGGGTGTCTAAATGACAGGCTTAAGGTTTAAATAATACTAATGATAAATGAAGCTTATCACCATTTTAGTTACGAGGTCTAAAGCGTGTCATGTAAAGACGCTTCATTCTGTATTGAAATTGAACATTCGATGTATTCAGAATAATTTCCAAAATGAAATAATATACGTCGAAGATGATCCTTATAAAAAAGCGGAAACCGTACAAATGTGTATGAAAATGTGTGACCGCATTATTTTTATTGATTTTGGGATAGGTGTTGATGATTTGTCACTTGATCAATGTTTCGAGAAACATGAACACGTTGGGTGTCTCGTATTTCCCGGTGTGAAAGAGGGTATTGATTGGGAAATGTTCAAGAATAAGGTAAATGATAATGTAGATGAGCCATATTATCAAATGGGTCTCCATTTTGATACAGAGGTTGGAAAGAAAATAGAGGATAACGTTTATCATGTCACGAAAACAAACGCGCGTGCTTGGATAATGAACACTAAGAATGTTATCAAGACATTGCATAAAAATAAAGATTCTAAAGTGAATCCAAAAATGTTCGAGAAATTTACACAACAAGGTGTGCGACTTTATGCGTTTACAGCATCTAAGTTAACCATTGCTTATACACATGAATGTATTAGTAATATCCTAAACGCAGCTGGTGTGAAAGTCAATTAAAGTTTTTGATTCAATATAAAACATGTCTATAAAGTCGGACTCCCCACTTTACAAATATGTTGTAAACTTTATTCATCGAGTGTGGGGAAGTAAAGACTATTTTCCGGGACCACAACCTATTTCGGTTGAGTACAAACATTTCCCAATTCTTAAGAAGGGTCAATATGTTGTATGTGAAAAGACTGATGGGGAACGTCACATGATGGTCGCTTTGAGTTTTGAGGGGAAAAATAAATGTCTGTTCGTGAATCGCTCATTCAAGATGTTCGAGGTGTCACTTAATCTAAAAAAGAGTGTATATGACGGAACAATCTTGGACGGTGAACTATATGAGAATACACTAATGATTTATGATGCTGTGCTTGTTGGTGGAAAATCGGTATGGAATTCCAATTTACTAGATCGTCTCGGCTACGCTAAATTTGGTGTTACTGATTCAATCATTTATATGAAAATGGATAAATATCGTCTTCAATTAAAAGAGTTACATCATATGAAGGATTTTGCACAATTTATGGATGAACACCTTCCAACTATAAAACAAGAAGTTGATGGACTTGTATTTACCCCAATAAATGAACCAATTCGTATAGGTACACATGAAACGATGTTTAAGTGGAAACCACAGATGAAGAATACAGTGGATTTTTTAATGAAACGGGAACCTTCTCGAGAAACTGCCGGTTTAGTACCAGGAAGACCATCATGGAGACTGTATGTACAAGAGAAGGGAAAACTCATTTTTGAGTCAGAAATTCCACCTAACCGAATTGAAGACAAGTCGTGGTTCGAAGATGATGCAATTGTTGAATGTATGTATATGGGGTGGGAAGAACCAATGTGGTGGAAACCCCTTAAAAGACGATACGATAAGACACACCCAAATAATCGTAGGACATTTTACCGTACAATCGTAAATATTAAGGAAGATATCAAGATGAAGGAGTTTTTAGATTGTAGACCATAAAATAAAAACCACCTTCCTCGGGGAGATCTTGTTGTTTAATTTCATTGTCATCAATCAAATGCCATTTGTTCCGAATTTTTACAAAACTTACATAATGACCATCGTGTTGATTACCAATATGTAATGCACTAGATATAAGGGTATATTCATTGTTGTCAATAACTAGATTTTCTATAATTTTAATATGACTTTTTCTATCAAACGAAAGCATCAATATTCGCGGAAGCTTTGAAAATACCATACGACTCGTAGCTATATGATGTGTTTTCCCTTCTATATCTTCAAAATTCTCTATTGTATTCCAATCAGTACTTTTCAATAGCATTTTTTCCATATCATTCCCATCAGAAGTGATCAAATGAATACCAAATACTTCTTCATTTGATGTCTTTCCACCTGGCCATATCGTTTCTTGTGTTTTTTTTCCATAGAACCAATCTTTAATTTCGGTTTTTTGTGTTTCTAGTATATCAATCATACACATAATAGCTTCTTGAACATCGTGTTGTTCATTGGACTTAAATCTGGGAAACTTTTCACGGAAATGTCTTATGAGTGTATTAATATCGATAGTGTTTTGCCCTTTCGTCCAGTACTTTTGAACTAATTCAGAGTAACATGTAGTGAATGAACAATCACCATTATATGGGTGTCGCAAGAACAGATTACTTAACAATGGGATATGTAACAAACACTGAAGAGCGGTATTGAAGTAACATGTATTTCCTTTATTATCGAAACCTTTCATTAAACTTTATCAACAAAAAAGGCTTAAGTAAAAGACGCGTATATCAAATGATAAGTAAAAATGGATACCAAATCTATCACTGAAAAAGTAAAGGATCTATTTGAATTACATAAGAATGAAGAGCACATTGAAGTGGAAATTCGTCTCGGAAAGCATAATGGTTCTCTTTTCGACACGAACGTTGGAAAGGAAACTTTTGAACGAGTTTTGAAAGGTTTGAAGAAATATAATGGTTGGGAAAGTACGAAAACGACTACAACAGATGTATATTACGACGACACTAACGGTATTCGTATTTCATCAGATGAAAATACTGGTGAACAAGTTATGGTTCAAAAAATTAATGTTGTTAAACAGGATTTTAAATTTGAACCACTCGATGTTAGATTCAGTATATCGAGAGAAATTCCAACATTTGGACAATATGACATGGATCGCAAACGATCAAAACTACGTCACTCATTTGTTCGAAAGAATCTCAGTATTGATATGACAATTTCAACGGGTGATAGTGTTGATATGGATTCTGAAGATGCTTCATCTTATCAAATCGAGCTCGAAATTAACAAACCAGGTGATGTCACTTCACATGATCAACTTTTCAATATTCTTCACAAGATTAATGACGTTTCAAAATTAATCTAAACTAGTAATAACATGCTGTATATAATACTGAGCATTATTGTTATATATTTATTACTTGAAAAACGTAAAACCTCAGATGAAGTGGATATATCTAATTTTTTTTACATTAGTAACGGCTTATCAAAAGACACATATGTATTAATGAATAAAGATGGATTGTCCAAAGAAGAATTGGATAAATTCGTTACCATGGAAGACCGTTTCCTCGAATATGAAAGAGATGCTGTGTGTATAGGATCATCCCAAATAGTTCCAGCTACGACATTGTCAAATAAAATAAAAGAGACGTTTCCTAAATATAATTTTTCACATCATACCATTCATCTAAAACAAATTGCAGAACCTAAGAAAAGTATTAATCCCTACATAAAATGTATATAATGAATAATGAAAAATTTGTTGTTGTAGAAATACCGGATGGATCTCTTCGAATTGGGGTGAATGAAAGTATTGAAACTTCACCCCCATTAGTAGAACCACTTCAAGAACCTGAACCCATTCCGAGTGTAGTGGAAGTAAAATACAATAAGAATATGCGAATAGCTTTTGAAGTTATTTTTCTTATATCTATTTATAACCTTGTTATTTTCTCAAGAATAATTGATATAATAAATTTGGTATTTATTATATCAAGTACAATTGCAATTCATTCTAAAAAGCCTGTATCTATCGCCCCATTATTGGGACATGCTATGTACTTATTAACCATAAGTCCATCATTGGGTTTTATGTCTAGGTGGCGGGATTTGATATATAACGCGGGATGCTTTATCACATGTATCGTGTCAGTTCTCTCTATAGAGAATATTACATCTTATTAATTCTAGCCTTAGCCCCTACTTTAGGGCGTGCGTTATTATTAGCATTAGCACGAGTTTTTAGCCAGCGTTTTTTATAACGATTCATTTTTTCTGCGTCTATTTTTTTCTTTGCGTTCGTCAAATTCATGATATAGTTAACCGCTGCCCGTCGATACGCGTTTTTCAAGTTGGCATTAACACCGTTGACGTTTAATTTATTATTAAGATATTTTTTCTCCAAATCTCTCTTTCTTTGCATCTTCCAGTTACTCACCATGTGTTTCTTGATAGTATCAATTTCACGTTTAAAAGGTACACCCATCTTATTTTTGTTGGTGTTAGAAATGTTACGAATCTTATTTTGGATTGTTTTTACATCTTGTGTAAGGTTAGGTTTATATCTATTCATCCACTTAGATCCATAAAGTTTACCAAGGTCATTGCGGATAGAATTTTCATTAAGTCTTCGTTTTATTTCAGTGTTATTTATTTTCATCTGTCGATTAAAATTTTTACTAATTTCTTTAGTGTTTCTCTTATTATTTTTCACTTTTTGTTTCAAGGCCCCGGGAGAAAGTGGTTTTACGACAGGTTTATTAGCAATACTGTTTCTAGCCTTTTCAATCAATTTACATAAGTCGTTTTTCTTCTCTTTCCCCGTGAGAGGTATTTTCATAACACTAGCAATACGCATAAGCTCCTTTACTTTCATATTTTTACACAATACCTTTCCAATTCGGAATCTTACATTATTACCCGTGAGTGTCACATTCTCACCTTTGTTGGTATTTTTGTACTTGATTGTTCGTATCCCATATTTCTCCTTAATCTTTGTACGAATTTGATTCTTGGTAGAATCTCTTTGGAAACCAGTTTTTTCATCTTTACTTCTAAAATTCGTAATACCCATCTTTCTGGCAAAATCTATGAGTTCAGCTTTATCGAAATTTTTTAACATTTTATCATCAATTTTAATCGCATTAATTTGATTTTTAGTCAATTTATTTGATCCATTTGTTTTTGTTTTTGATTTCGATTTTATTTTCTTTATAACCCTTTTAGATCTGATTTTAGTTTTGACCTTACCCTGTTTAAGAAGGTTATTGAAAGTGCCAGTTATATCAATTTCACCATTTCTACGAAGTTTTTTGACAAATTCAGATCCAAATCTATAGGCATTCTCAAGATCTTGGGGTGATTTAGCACCGGAAATCTGTACGTTTCCATTCCTAGTTATAATAAACTTGTGTTGAATAGATTCAATATAAAGAAATGGGGTAAGCTCGGGTTCATATGAAGCCTCGGTCATTCCATATTGTTGCTTTTCTCTGGCAATATTTGCCATATTTTTGAATATACCATTAATCCTAAATTGACCACTTAAATTGTTATATTCAAAGTCATTGTAAAGAAATGACTGTTTCTCGGTATAATTATCAACTATAAATCGACGAATAAGTTCGGGTTGGTTAGTGATATCCGAACCAACAAACCCACTTGAGAATCTAATTTTACCGTTACGGAAAAAACTTACAGTTCCACCTTTAGTCTCAATATCATTTGAAATTTGTAAACCGAACTCAACTTTACTATACGCCTTATTAAGATCACCTTGTGCCCCCGCCTCTTTTGTGTGTGAAAATCCTTGTGTGAAGCGCCCATACTGACCCCTAATCTCAGTTGTATCAATAGAAAGACCTTCACCGATAGGTGTTTTACCAAGTGGCCTTTTCGTCAGTATATATTTAAGATCTATACGGGGAGTATTACCAAAACCCTTATTAACCATCGCATTAAACATACCGGGATTTAATTTACTAATCTGAAGATCATTTATAGGTGGAGGGGTGATATTTTCATTAAAGGAGTTATCCCTAGTATTGATTTCCCTATTATTTGAGTAACGCTGTTCAGCAAGTAAATTGTTAATCATTTTTTCATTTTTAGAATTTAATATAACATCATCAAATTCATTATTCATTGGAGAATTATTATTAGAGTTTTCAAATTGTTTAAAACGTCCATATGTTTGATTATTTACAATATTCCGTTGGAGTCTGCGAGGAAATTGCACATGTTTAGGTGGGGCACGAAAGAATTGTTGTCCTTGTGTGACACTGGATTCACGCGCTTTACGTTCTTGAATCATTGCAACATTTCTTTCAAGTTCTCTCGCGAAATTGTTATTTGAATTTGACGCGGAATTCGGGCTCTGAAGTTCTACACCGGAACGTCGGACAAATTCTTGAACCGACTGGCTCATATTACTATTGGTCACTATTTTTTTTAAAAGTCTTTGCTGAATCCAATACCTTCCTCGATGACGTCTAAACCGAATACAACTGGTTGTCTCGGGTATGTTCGCCCCTTATAGGTTATAACCTCATCTCGAACCTCGATATCTCTTGAACTGAATGGACCTGCATAGAAGTCTTGGTTGAATTTAGGCTTACCAAGGTTATTAGCTACACAGTGTTGATTAAACACTTGTACGAAGATCGTCTGAGGAACGCAGAGTTTCTCTCCGTAGGTGATCAATGTTGATTCCATGAAGTTGGTCAATGTACTCGCAACCATAGCCACTTGCTTCTGAATTAATTTGAAATAAGGGGGTACTACATTCCAAATATCTCGGTCTCTATACTTGTTTGAATAGTCAAGATAACCACGAACACATTTGAGAAGGATAATTGGAAGTTCCTTGTGAAGTTTTTCATCGAGTTGAGGGTCAGCTTCTCTGACCTGTTTCGTAAAGTTCCATGGTAGAATACGCCTGAGAATGGAACCAGAATTATCTCTCCAATTAGGAACTTCGTTTCCACCGAGTACACCAGGAACATTCCATTCAGTTGATACAGCTGTTTTGTTCTTTACAGCTATAGAAACATCTTCACCGGATACAATAGACTGAAACTCTGCTTGTTCAAGTCCCAAATCAGATTTGATTTCTGGGGCGATAAACATGAAGTTATCTTTGATGGCAGAAAGTCCAAACTTTTTCTCAATATTGTTTGCCAAAACACCGACATCTTCACTTTCGTAGAATTTCTTAAACACTTTCGTAATCAATGTAGATTTACCAGAACGTGCGATACCCTTGAAGAATGGGATAATTTGCCAACTATCCAGGTCGTTAACGTCATAACAAAGACGACCACCCATTACATATGCCCAATAACACACTTCACTTTCAAGTTTCTGGTAATGTAGAACCTTATCGAAATTTGGAGTTGGAATATCTTGCCATCGTTTAAGATGTGAATAGTCATCGAATTGCTGATCGAAATACTTACATGAAATGATAGTTGGATCTAAGCAACGGAATTCTTTACTATCGTACGGGTAAAAGCGGCAGTCGTGTACACCACGTTCAGGAATCCACTCCTTTCCAACAAATACACCATTCTTAAATGACCAAACGTGACGTCTCTTACTAATTTCAGGAAACTGTTGATCATCACATTTCGAAATGTTATCAATAACTTCACGAGCGATAGATCCTTTACTTGTAAAGTTCTTCCAGTTGGTAAACATATAATCTCTCCGTGCGATGGAATAGACAAACTTGTCAATGGGAAACTTTGGTAACCATGCACGAGTTTTGTATCCATCAGATGTCGTAATCTCTTCACAACAGTGCCCCTTGTATCGACGGTATCCACATTTGTATATTTCGTCCAGTGTAAACACTAGACATTTTTGAAGTGGTGTAAAATTTTCTACATCTTCATCATCCATCGTAGAAGGGTCGGAAAACCTGGGATACTGTGGTTGAACAGTTGGAGTACTGACTCGTTCATATGAAATATAGTGACGACGTATATTTTCGAAACCATCCTCGATGTGTAAGATTATATTAGAAATCCGTTTATCAAGACTAAGACCACTATCATTTAATATATCATCAACTTCTTCATCATTCTCAATTTTCTTTTTCTTCATTTTTTTGATATGGTTTCTTAGTTCAACTGCAAAATCAAGATTCTTTCGCCTGATATCCTTGATAGCACCCAAATCAATTTCATTAATCGACACAGCTCCATGGCTATTGAACGATCCATTTGAAATGTACTGATTGTACCCCAACATCTGATGCCCCAGAAAATCCTTATCGTGAAGACCCCAAGCATCCTCTAATTTTTCTAATGTGCGAGTAGCTTGATCCTCTTTCATCGACCGAATTTGTTGGTTACGAAGCTCCGCCAATGCCTCGTACCTATTTGGGTCCTTGTCGATGAAGTGGGTATTTTCCATTACTCATAGTAAGCTTTTTTCTTTTAATTAGTTTTCGAAGAATTCAATTGAGCTAATATTTTAACTAAAATTTTATTTTGAACCTGCAGTTGACTCGAAATTCCAACGAGCGCCGTACATACCGTATCTCCATTTTCGGTTGCGAAGAGTGAAGTCATTAATTCAGCGACGTCGAAATCCTCTTCATCTTCTCCGTCGTTAACATCCTGAATTTCCATGTCAGAATCAGATTCATAAATTTCACCTTCTTCGATTTCATCAGCAGACTGTTTGGACATTTATTGTACACTGAGAAAAATGGGAATGAAAAATTGCGCGTTTAGCTAGAATTATTTTCTCGGTGTATAGTACAACAACTCTCAAAATGGCCGGTGGTCTTATGCAACTCGTAGCTTACGGCGCCCAGGATGTTTACCTTACCGGTAACCCTGAGGTGACCTTCTTCCAGGCCAAATACAAGCGCCACACCAACTTCGCGATGGAAAACATCGAGCAGACCGTCAACGGTACTGCCGCTGATTCCGGTCGCGTCTCCGTGACTGTCGCCCGTAACGGTGATCTCGTCGGTGACATGTACGTCGAACTCAAGGTCAAGTCCTCGGGTGTGACTTCCGCTAACGCCGCTTGGGTTGCCGAGCGTGCCATCAACAACGTTGAGCTTTCCATCGGTGGTCAGCGCATCGACAAACAGTACCAGAAGTGGTGGCGTTTGTACTCGGAGCTTTACTTGGATGAGTCCAAGAAGGCTACTTACGGTAAGATGTCCTCCGGTGTCTCCGGTAAGACTGTGTACCTGCCCCTGTACTTCTTCTTCAACCGCAACCCCGGTTTGTACTTGCCTCTGATTGCCCTGCAGTACCATGAAGTCCGTTTGGATTTCGATCTGTCCGCGAACTTCGACGAATGGCTTGACACCTCCACCTTCAAGGTGTGGGCCAACTACATCTACCTGGACACCGAAGAGCGTCGCCGCTTCGCCCAGAAGGGTCATGAATACCTGATCGAGCAGGTTCAGCACACTGGTGCCGACACCGTTGATGCTTCCAACACCAAGCAGGTCCGCCTCTCCTACAACCACCCCGTTAAGGAGCTTGTGTGGTGCTTCTCCAACACCCAGACGCAGAACTCCATGTGGAACTTCACCACTGCGTCCACGGATGGCAATGTCAAGATGCAAACCGCCCCCGTCATCGCGGGTGACTCTAACTGCCTTGTGTCGACCTCCACCTTCGGTGCGCCCCAGCTCGGCCTCGGTAGCGTTATCGGTGGTGATGCCATCTTCACCGAAGATTCCGTTGGTCCCCTCACCAACTTCAAGCTTGTTCTTAACGGCCAAGACCGTTTCAAGGAACAAAAGGGTAAGTACTTCAACCAGGTGCAATCCTACCAGCACCACACCGGTTCGCCTTACCCCGGTATCTACTCGTACTCGTTCGCGCTCAAGCCCGAAGAGCACCAGCCTACCGGTACCTGCAACTTCTCGCGCATCGATAACGCGCAAGTCGCTGTCACCATGGGTGTCGCCAACAACGCGACCACCATGCACATGTTCGCCACTAACTACAACGTCCTCCGCATTCAAAGCGGAATGGGCGGTTTGGCTTTCAGCAACTAAGTATCAAATATTCGTTTGATAGTAAAAAATATATAAAACAATCATTTTTAAATTGCACTGTTAATGCTATTTAAAAACGACAACACTAGTTAAAATATGTTTATGAAAGTTTTCAAATTTCTCACTAAAGTTGACAAACCTATACTAGGTAGATGGAGTCTAAAATCGTGTGATGAAATATCAGCTTCGATTAATTCTGTCTATCAAAACAGAGATCATTGTGGGGATACCATTTGTAAAACACCTAAAAAGGCGTCAGAGTACCCCGACTATAAACTTAAAAAGAAGTCGTCATAATTCAATATTATGTTAGTCAGTGTACAAGTTAATTGTTCAATCCTTAGACGACGTACTTATCGACAACGTAAAAAAATCGCGAAAAAACCTTGTATCAAGAATGCGGATGCCCTCACATGTGCTATACGTCATAGACGATGTAATGAATGTCCATTTAACAATTTTTTCAAAGAGCAAGAACCTATGCGAGTGAAGTAACCATTTTTAAAATTTATATTTGATATAAATCTTAAAATTGACTTTTTTTATTTTTTTGATTTACGCCTTTTCCATGCGAGAAATCCACCTGTACCTGTAGATGATATACAACATATACAACAACAACACAGTAATAGAAGTATTACAATTAAAAACATTCCACCACCACCCTCTCCATTCTTACCGTTCGTACACATTTTCGTAAACGTCTCGTCTGTATTCAATTTTGCTTTTTGGGCATTCGTGGCATTGCTATTTAATTTGACATCTCTACACACTCGCTTGGGAACTTTGAAATCCTTTGGTATTCTAGGAAGAGATAGAATGTACTCCTTTGTTAGTGGTATAGGTAGTGCCAATGCTCTGGTCACTATATCCATCTTATTATACAACAACAATTTTTATTGCTGTACGAGGTTATCTTCCCAATCCCAAAAGATAAAGTCACCGACTGGAATCTTATGATCATTTGTAATCAAACATGATACAATGGGGTCTAATTGGCTAGTCGCTTCAGCCTTTGAGAAGTTTTTAACTTGTTTGTATGTATCACCATCCTTGATATAATGGGATCCCGTTACGAGAATGTCACCGGGAAGTTTATAATAGGTGTCACTTTCATTTTTAATTTGCATAGTGGCCTTAACAATGCTACCATTAACTAGAATATCACCAAGTTCGAGATTCTTCATGGCACGTGTTTCACCATTTTGAAGTTTAATCAACGTTTCTGGGGAGAAACACCGTCGTCGTCGTCTACGACCCCGACCCCGCTTACGGCGACGTCCCCGACCCCGACCCCGTCGTCTACGAGATTTCTTTTTTGTTTTTTTACGACTCATAATCAAAGCTCCCGCACCTGAAGAAGAAACCAAACAACAGCATGCGAGGATACCCACATACATCATAGTGTTGTCACCACCAGTATTCATTGGTGGTTGGAACGACATTTATTATACACCAATAAAATTATTCATGTACAAGGTTATCTTCCCAATCCCAAAAGATAAAGTCACCGACTGGAATCTTATGGTCATTTGTAATCAAACATGATACGATGGGGTCTACTTGAGTAGTCGCTTCAGCACCTGTATATTTTTTAACATGTTTATACGTGTCACCATCCTTAATGTAGTGAGATCCCGTTACGAGAATGTTACCGGGAAGTTTGTAATATGGATCGCTCTCATTTTTAATTTGCATAGTGGCTTTAACAATGCTACCGTTAACGAGAATATCACCAAGTTCGATATTCTTCATGGCACGGGTTTCACCATTTTGGAGTTTGACAGGGGTCTCGGGGGAGAAACACCGTCGTCGGAAACGTCTACCACCCCGCTTACGTCGGCGTTTACCGGTTTTACCACCTCGTCGTC